CAGGTATGTCGTCAATAGTAGCAGGTCTGACTGTAAAGCTAGGGGTGGAAACAGGCATTAGGATCTACGATAGAATCGGGTGTTGTAGTTACCTTCCCACGTAAGGCTGTTAAGGCTAACGGGGAACGCAGTGTCACCTTTGATGGTGATTTTACAATTTGTGTTACGTTGGAAAATAGGGATAACGTGCTCAGCAGATGCAGACAGGTTAACATTACCCAAGTTGTAACTGTTAGGTAAGGTAACATTTACTACATTTTGCCAATCACTCCTACCTGTAATATCTACACTGTAAGTAACAGGACCACTCAGTCCAGTATTGACCTTAAGTCTGTGGATAATAAGATCTGCAGTAGAGTCGGTAACATGCTGCTTACCTTCTGTTCTACCGAAATAGAACTTAGGCAGCTCAATAGACATGTTGTAAATGTAACCGATAATCAGATTCCTGCCTCTGTAGTCTCCATCCACGTCAACGTAATACGCTCCAGCAGATCCAGCAACAGTCAGGTTATCAGGAATCAAACCGATTGATTCGTCAGCAGTGATAGTTTCGCCAATGTAACCGCCAAGTAGAAGGATTCTGAATGTCTTACCAGAGATGTGATCATAAGGTAAGTACACCCGTGTCTTCTTAGTACTGGAGTCATAGCTCCGACGGGGGTTAACATTGAACATATCAAGACAAATATCTGTCTTCTCACCCGTAGGCAGAGTCAGGAAACCTTCTTCGCTAGCTTGTGTCAGATCATAAGACTGAACAAATACATTAGTACCGTCATCACAAACAGCGTAAAAGGTAGTCTCATCGAAGAATTGGTCACGAAGATTACCAGTTAAAGTCCATTTATACCATGTGTTAGCAAGTCGCTCGTTACCTACTTGATAGAAACGATATTGATATAGGGTGTTAGAACCTGTTTTACCGAACGAAAGGATCGACAAAGCAGGAGACGAGATGAAGCTATTGATGTCTGAAGGAATAAGTTCAGCAACGTTGTTACTGATCTCACTGGCTTCAGCAGGCGCTTCCTTACGAATGTTACCTAGTTCGTATATACGAGACCACAACAGAGTCTTAGAGACAAAGCCAAGTGTGGTACCTAGCGATACAGCTTCTAGACTTTCGTCACACTCGTAGTTACTCAGTGTGTTAATCTTAGCTGTAGTAGGACCAAGAATATCAGCGTCAGTAGACAGAAGGAATTGCTCGTTCTGACTGAACAAAACAAGACCGACGGCTACAGTCTGCACGTAAGTCAGGTTAACAGGATTACGTGAGGTAGCAGTAATGTCAATAGGATCGTCAGCTGCCACAACCTGAGCGGAACCTGCAAAGAAATTAAAGTAATCACCAGCCTTACTGAGGATGATGTTCTCCTTAGCCAGGAAACCCAGACGGTTACGATAGAAGAAGATGTGTTTAATCTTCTGTCCGATAAAACTCGGAACGGGGTTAGTAGTATCATCACCAACCAAACGATCAGTCCAGTCAACAGCTTCATACTTAAATGAGCCGTCAGCCTGCCGCACCAGTTGATGAGGCATAGTCTTCTCGTCTAACTCAAACTCCAAACCTGGAGCAATCGTTTCTTCCCACACACCAGGACCAGACGTGGCGTTGTCTGTAGTAACAAACTCAACCCACATATCATCAGCATCTACAATATCACTGTTGTAGACTTTGACAACATAACCATTCTGACATTGGTTAGGCAGGCGACCAGTGATGTTGATCTGATCTTGGAAGACATAAATACCTTCCTCAGCAGCAGAACCAGTAGTGCTAATAGTAAACGCACTGGTGCCACTAACATAAATACCAGGACCAACTTGGGTTGCTGTGATGCCAGTAATAGCATTCAGGGTACTAGCCAAGGCACTAGCAATCGTGCTAGCGTCAGTGGTACCACCGCTGGTATTAGCAGGAGTAGTGTGCGTATAGTTAGTTCCGTTTAGCGTAACGGTATAGTTAGAGTTGTAAGCAACAACACTAATAACAATAAATGCTTGGTTAGGAAGAGCAGCACTTGTGGTTGTCTTCATCGCTACATCCTTAGCCTTGTTCAAGACGAAGGTGTAGTCGTTAATAGTCAGAAGTTCAATGTCATCAGCAGTAGCACCAGATAGATACTCAGTGCTAGGCAAAGAGCTGATAGCACAATCAGTTACCTCAGTATCGTATGCCGTTTCAGCAGTACCTTCAGCTGTAACAGCGTTGGTATAATTAGTCTCAGCAGTTGATAAAGCAGAAGTTGCAGTAGTCAACTGAGCAGAGGTGTGAGTAGCTGCTGCAGTAATCAGCAGTTCGTAGATTTTAAACCCTTGCTGCTTGAGGATAGGATAGTCATCAGTACGATCAGCACCAATAGCGTAGCCAGAAGCAAACGTAGTATTAGTGTATTGACCAATAACAGAGCCATTGTTAGTGACAATATATTTACCGTCACTATACACTACACCAGTTTTTACAGTCTGGTTGTAGTCAGTATCATAAGTAGTAGTGATTTCAAGATTAGTGGTTTGAACACCAATCTGTCCATCACTAGTTTCTGCAAAGGTGGAACCAGCAGTGTTAAGTGCAGCTAGTTTAGTTTCAACATCATCGACTGCATTGTTGTAGTCAGTCAATTCAGTTTGATAATCTGTGTAATTACAGCCAGAGGGGACACCAGCAGATCCTGGAGTACCCATCTCTACCTTACGTGGACTACCATCTAACAGACTCCACACACGAAAGACGTTGTTATCATATTGAGCAACGTACTTTTCATTAGCGTCCCTAAGGATAGAAAACCACTTGCCAGCAGTTGAGGCACCTTTAAGGTTACCTACAAACTTACCGCCAGGTCGCTTCAGCATCCCCAAGGCGTAGTCAGGAAAGACGTTATCAGCGTCTACTACCTGACCAGGGAACTTAAGATTGTCGGGTTGTTGAGAAATGCCAAGCAAAAGGGTTGGAATCCTTTGGGTCAGTGTGCTCATCTGATCAGCGCATGGTACGGTTGATAGTTATTATAGTAGTTCTCCCCGTCTCTCCAGCCAAAGATACTGTAATCAGCTTGATTACAATCGTATTCTAGAGCAGCAGCACGGGTCTGAATCTCTTGTTCTTGTAGAAGTTGGAAGAGAGTTGTGTCGCCTACCATCTTGTTAGAGGCAAGACGAGCAGCACGGGCAGTAATGTAGAGTTGAATAGCAGGAGGAACATCTTCAAACTCAAACAGCCAAGTTACATCAGCTTCAATTTTTTTATCCCACTGATAGGTGTGCTTCAGTTTATCATAGAACTTACCGTTACGTCGGACAGGTGCATAGTCGTCACGATGAGTAGGTGAGTAAGTATCTAACTGAAGAACATTAGTAGGATATTTGATCTCCTTAGTAGATGCATCAGGATTGAATTGGTAACCACGCTCAACGTTAAAGTTCCAACCTTCAGCCTGAACTTGTTTGTTTACTTCGCGGAGAGTGGTGAGAACAATAGCGACTTCAGGATTCTGAAGGTCGAGTGTGGTGACAGGAGCCTGTCCCACAGAGCTTAATATTTGATTGACAGCATCCAGTTCTGTGGACGCAGCATAAGTGGCAGGCATAGTTCAAAATAAAAAAAAGGAGCCCCCGAAGGAGCTCCCGTTGAACAATATTCAGATGGATCAGAATGCGGCAGGCTTGGTAGCGGTACCAGCAAACAGTTCCACACAAGCAGCAGGGTTCAGGTAGTCAGCGCCCATGGCGAGACGACCCAGGATAACGTCGCCCTGGTAAACCACGGACACGTCACCGGAGGTAACTTGAACCTGAGGACCGATAGCCTCAACACAACCAGCAGCTTCGCGCTGGAAGATGAGACCACAGCTGTTAGCGAATTCGGTTTCTTCACCGTACTCGTTTTGAACGCCAGCAACGTCGTTGGCAGCGTCTTCCATTGCCTCAGACACGAACGAACCGGTGTTACCAGGATCGGTGATACCGGGGTTAGTGGCAGAGCCAGTACCGTACTTCGTGCCATACTGGCTGAAGAACGGGATGTTCATGGACTTGTAGATCTTGATACCAGCGATCTCAACGATGCCTTGGCCGCTCTGACGTGCGGAACCTTGCTCATCGCGGTTGATCAGACCAGACTCACCGACCTTTTGGATCAGAGCGTAGTACTGACGGGGGTTGAGAATACCCACACGTCCGTCTTGGCTAACGC